AGTATGAAAGGTGTCAATCAATTAGATACTACGACTGATAAGACTGATACCACGTTCAGCTTAAAGAACTTTAACAAGGCCCGCTTCTTGCTGGGTGACCGGTATAAAGACTTGGCAATTGTAGCAGTTCATTCTGATATTCTCCGTCAATTACAAGATGCCAACTTAGTTGACGCGAAGAATAACTCCACCTTTGTCTTAAACGGCAATGGTAATGTGCCAACAGCAATCCAAGCACCTGATGCCGGCGACAAGATTAAAGGCGTTCAAATTGTAGTTGACGATAGCTTACCAGTCGATAATGGCAAGTACACGAGTTATTTATTTGCTCAAGGTGCAGTTGGCTATTCTGAATTGCCAGTCACTAATGCGGTTGAAACTAATCGGGATCCATTAAAGAACCACGGGGTAGACTATCTTATTAACCGCCGTCGGTTTGTCTTTGCACCACAAGGCTTATCTTGGAATGAAAGCAACTTCGTTACCAAGAACCCAGGCAAGACTTATCCTTCAATGGCTGACTTAGCCGATGGTACTAATTGGTCAAAAGTCTATGATCAAAAATTGATTCCAATGGCACAGTTTGTAACTAGTGCTGACGCTATCGTACCTGCAGCAACGACTACAACACCAACTACAACAACGACCGGTAAATAGTCAGGAGGCGTTCTATGAGTGACGTACAGGACAGTGATAAGACATTAGAAAACGTCATTACTTTACTTGGCATTGAACCTACTGATGATGAGAAAGACAGACTGACACTGTATATTGATCATGCAGAGCAAGCAATCATCCTGTATCTAGGGAGGGCAATTCGAGTTCAAGGTTTACCTGCTGGGCTGGATTATATCGTTGAAAACTTAGCCGTAACTAAGTTCAATAAGTTTCACAACGAAGGTGAGAAGTCTCATAGTGAGGAAGGGCTGTCGTTTCAGTTCAACGTTAACGATCTAGCGCCTTATTACCCAGACCTACAAGCTTGGATTGATGGCCAAGCTAATACTACTCGTGGTGCCACTGCGATTGGCTGGTGATAATATGCGCTATCCGGATAAAGTTTATTTGTTAACTAAGATTCCTGATGAAGACCCCAACGGCCTTAATCATCAAGCGAGCTATCGAAGCCAAGTAGTGCCAGCTAATATGCAACAGGTAAATTTAACATTTGCCCCAAATGGCACGGTGTACAACGCAACGGTTATTCGTGTCTATGGACGTTATCAGGCCGATGCGATTGGCCTTGATGGTGAATATGTTGAAGGTGTTAACGATACGGTGCATGAGATTCAAAAAGTTAGTCAGCATGATAAGCAAACGGCGTTCTACATTATTCACAATGAGGTGATACTACATGGCGAATAACTATGACAAGATACCTGCCGTTAAATTCTCAATTGACGTTGACTATTTTAATCAATTATTTGAGACTGCTAGAAGGCTTGCACACAATGGTATGCCAGAGGCTATAGAAGAAGCCAATAAGGAATATCAACGAGCTGTTGCACTCAGCAAAGCATTTATCAAGAATGCTGGTGCACGCGAAAAAGAAGCTGCACAAGGCTTAGAGCGCACTCAAGTTGGACATGGTAAGTCTGGTTACGAGCCAACGGGTACCTTGCAAGGGTCGCTAGAGATCAAGATTAGTGACGATGGTAAGTCAGTATCTGTTATGCCAATGGCAACAGTCGCAGATCAGAAACGGGCATTGGCAGCTATTGCTGGTAGCGGTAGCAAGAAGCCACTAACTAGTCAAGACGGCGTTGATTACTATGGTGTCTATGTAGAATACGGCACTTATAGAATGGCTGCTGAACCTTTTATGAAGCCTACTGGTGATAAAATCGCAATGAGGCTCGATAATGAGTTTGAACGCATCATGCGTTTGGCAGTACTGGGGAGTGATTGATATGTCACCTGAGGAAGACTTGCTATTAAGCGTTAAACAATGTCTGCGAGCATTGAACGTTCCAGTATATGACTTCGGCCAGCAACGGCCAACTAAGTTTCCACAGATAGTTGTCAGCTTGCAGAATGAGCAAGAGCAAACTAATATTAAAGTTTTGGATTATTTCTTAGGTACTGTGGCTGTCGATGTCTATACTGATGTGGCTAATGTTGGTCAAGCATACGCATTAGGCCGTCAAGTTGCCAATGCTATGCAGCAATTGAAACTAGCCGAATGGCCATCTAAGTACGATAGCTCGTCAATGCGTAAATTAAGTGATAACAGTTTAGAAGGTCGGCCGTTAATTCGGTTGGCTTATTTATTTGATATTTTTGTATATGGAAAGTGAGGAACACTAAATGGCTGGATTAAAGCTACAAACAAAAAGTGCTGACAAAATTTTATACGGGATTAAATTCCCGTGGGATGATAAAGCAACTCTGATTCAAATGTTGGGATTACAAGCTGCTTCTAGCACGACTAATACTCGTGCTAGTTCGGCAGTTAACTTAAAGCAGGGCGTTTTGCATACGTCTGGTTCACGATCCGAAACATTTGTCGTTGATTCGTATTGGACAATCGGTGACAAGATTCATGATGGAATTAAAAGAGCAGTTGTACAAGATGTAGCGATCGGCATTTGGCGCATGGATTTCAACGAAGCAACTTTAGATGCTAGTGGAAATATTGCGTCTGTACCTGCTGAATTTGGTATGGCTAAGCCTAATGGGTTACCAGAAACCGAAGCAGTTAACAACTTGTTACATGCTAATATCACTTACAACATTGATGGTAACACGCAAGACGGTGTGTTAAATGTGGCTGAACTTGACCCACAACTATTAGCCGACGGGTTAAAGATGTTTGACTTCGCTCACAACACCGATATTGGTGGAGACACGACACCAAGCTCCGCAGCTGGTACTACTACCCCACAAACTGGTAAATAATGGAGGAAATTTAAACTATGGAAAACTTAATGATTGATGGCACTACTTGTACCCCTAAGCTTAACTATGCTTTCGCTAACCAAGTAAAGAAAGAACTTAGTAAAGATGGCCGTGACGGCTTTGATGTCCTTGTTGATGGCTTGCTAGACGAAGACCCTGATCAAATTGTGAATGCTTATTATTACGCATTAGCTTATTTTAAACGTTCACAACCTAGTCGTGATAAAGTAGTCGAAGCGCTCGAAGATACTATCTTTGCCGATGATGATAAGACGAACGCTGCTTATTCTGATATTATCCAGTCTTTACATGCTGACAATTTTTTAGCACGGAAGCTTTCCAGTTTTGTCAAAGGATACAACAAGATTCTGGATATCATGCAGAAGAAGCTGGAATCGGAAAAAGAGGGCAGCGACCAATACAACCAGGATCAGTTGGGTATGGAACAACTTCAAACACAACTGGACAAACTGAAAAAAATTCTGCAACCTGGTACACCGCAATCAGTTACGCCAGAAGTGCAGGCTTAACTCCAGAACAATTAGAACAGTTAACACCGGCTGAGTTTAAAGCTGTTTGGCATGGTTATCAGGTTAACATGCTTAATCAGCAACGCGAGCAAATGCACGCGCGTTTAATGCCACAGGCAACCTATGGGGTTGAACTCAACCAACCATTAGGAGAAGTTGTAAAACGGTCCGATGAACAAATTGCAAATGAAATTAGCAAATTAACTGATTATCGGACTGTTGAAGAACGACAACCAGATACGCCTCAAATGGCTATGTATCGAAGACTAATGGAAGCAAAAGCTGACAGAGAGGAGGCCGATTAATGAGTGCAGTTGTTGAAAAGACGTTTGTGTGGAAATTTATGGATCAGATTAGCCAAGGAGTTGCTAATGCACGCCAAGCAATGGACGAAGCCGTTCATGCTGCCGCTAGTATGGGATCTAAAGTTAGTGAAAGCGGTGAACAGTGGCATAACTATGCTTCCAAGCAAAAGGAAGCAATGGACGAAGCTAAAGCTAACTTTAATGATTATAAAGACCAAGTCGCTAATTCAAGCAATTCAATCCGTGAAAAGATTAGTGGCCTGATTGATCGTCTGAAAGATATTCCACATGATGTTGTAACGACATTAAAGTCTAAAATCAATGATGAAAATATTGGCCTATTCTCACGCAAAGTGCGGGACGTTCCTAAGGAACGTTCTGTTTTTTTACGTGCTAAAGATAAGTTTACCGATATTTTCAAACATCTTAGCGAGCGGATTAGACAAGTCCCAAAGGAACATTCGTTACTGCTAAAAGTAAAGGACAGTTTCAGCAAGGGATTCCAAAAGTTTAATGAAAGTGCCAAGAAAACACAGGAAACTGGCCACCGTTTACGCGATATAATTCAAGGAACATTTGTCGGCAACGCACTTTATAGCGCTTATGACAAAGCAAAAGATGGCATTATTGAAGCAACAAAAGCCGGCTATGATTTTGACAAAGAACAGCAGGTTATGATGCAAACATGGACAACTTTAACTGGGTCAGCTAGTCAAGCCAAAGGCATGGTCAGCACAATCAACGATTTAAGTAAAAAAACTGGCCAAGCTAGTGATCTAGTTAACGAGCTGGAGCAAGGATTCTATCATTTACATTCAAGTAAGCCAGAAGCTGACGAATTGTCGAAAGCTATGTTAAACATGGGTGATGCCGTTGGGCTGACTGGAGATCAAATGAAGTCAGTAACCCAGGATATGGTGCATGGGTTAGCTACTGGTAAGGTATCTGCTGGCGAATTAAATCAAATAGGCGCTTACTTCCCAATGATTGATGAAGCACTTGCCAAGCATGAACATACAACCGTTGCAGGAATGCGTAACATGGCTCGGCAAGGAAAAATCACTGGTAAAGACCTTGAAAGTGTATTTACTGAATTAGGTAATGACAAGTATGGTGCAGCGGCCGACAATATGCTAAAGACCATGACTGGTATGCAGCGAACAGTTAAAGCACAAATGCCTAAACTTTTAGGTGATATTGAAAAGCCACTGCTAAATGCTCAAAACCCAATCTTTGGTACCATTTCTAAATGGGTTTCTGAAACTCATACCGAGAATTTATTTAAAGGATTGGGAGACAAGGTAAGCAAAGGATTCGCTACGGTTACTAAAGCATTTTCTGGCGGTAATTTCACTGGCAAGGGTTTTACAAATTCTCTAAATCAGATGGTTGAAGACGCTGGTAAGTCAGTCGACAAACTATCAGCTTGGCTTGCCAAAAATGCTGGTAACATCAAAGCGTTTGGCAGCATTGTTAAGAGCAGCCTGACTATTGCGTTTAAAGTTGTGGGCGCAGCTATTAATGATGTGGTTTCAGTACTTGGATTTTTAGTTAATCCACTTGGAAAAGTATCAAATAATAGCAAAGACGCTTCGAAGTCTGTAGGCGGGTTAGCTTCAGGATTAAAGGCTTTAGCAAATAACAATGCTGCCATTAAAACTATTGCTGCAACGCTAACGACGTTCTTAGTTGCCAAAAAGATTTTAACCACTGTTATGGCTTTCAAGCAAATGAATGATACATTACACTTAACGGCTATAGCAGGGAAACTAGTTAGCGCAGCCTTTTCACCGTGGGTATTAATTCCAGCAATTATTATCGCAATTGGCGTTGGACTGTATGAACTATATAAGCACAACGAGAAGTTTCGCAACTTTGTTAATGGTATTTGGAAAGCCGTTACCAGTACATTTGGTAAGATAGGAAAATTTATTTCTAACACATTCAAAGGCGCTGGGAAATGGTTCTCCGGTCTGATCAAGGGTGTTCAGAAAGCTTTAAATACTGTAAAGAAGTTCTTTACAGGGAAGCTTGGCTGGGAAAAAGCCATTAGTAAAGAAATCGGAAATATCATAAAGACAGTGTCGAAAGGCTTTAGCCAAGTACTAAAAACGATTGGAAACATTCTAAAGGGATTCGGAAAAGTGCTATTGTATGCGTTTTTGCTTCCTGTTGGACTAGCTGCACTTATCCTAAAGCCTTTTATCAAACCATTCACCAACCTAATTAAAGCTACTATTAAAACTGTTAAGAGCTTGTGGTCAAGTCTGGTAAATTTCTTACGAACTGTTTTCACCCCAGTAATTAATGTGTGGAAAGTTGTTTGGAAAGCTATAAGTACATTTTTCCATGTTGTTTGGGAGGGAATCTATTCAGTAGTTAAAATAATCTTTAAAGCCATTTCAGAATTCATTCATATTGAGTTAAAAGGGATTAGTGTAATATGGCACACTATCTGGAATGCAATTAGTAGCTTCTTTGGTGCTGTATGGCGAGACATGAAAGCATTGTTATTGCCAATCATTGAAGCAATTTGGAATGCGATTAAAGACGCATTGGATTTGATTAGAAAAATCTGGCATTCTGTTTGGAACAGTATCAGTAGCTTTTTCGGCAATATATGGGACGGAATTAGTCAAATAGCTAAAACAGCTACCCATTGGCTATCATCACATATTAGTGATGTTTTAAACTCAATTAGCAGTGTTTGGCATTCAATGTGGAAAGGGTTAAGTGACTTTTTTGGTGACATCTGGAAAGACATCAAACAATACGCCCAAGACGGCATTAACGGTGTTTTGACTGTTATCAATGCCGGCGTTGATGCTATTGATTCGGTTTGGAAATTCTTCACTGGTCATAAAACCAGTATTCACCATTTAGATCCAGTTAAGTTTGCTCAAGGCGGTGTCGTTCATACTCGTTTATCGATGGTTAACGATGGTGCCGGTCAAAACTGGAAGGAACTGTTACAACTACCTTCTGGTGAACTCAAGATGACACATCAACGTAATGCGGTACTACCTTTGCCAGTTGGTACACGAGTATACAATGGCGATGAAACGGCTGCTATTATGGCGTCTGCTGGTGTCGATCATTATGCACACGGTGGTATTGTTGGCAATGCGATTAATTGGACTAAGGGCAAGTTATCTGATATTGGTTCATGGATTGGTGACAAGGCTAAGGCTGTTGATAAGTTCCTAAAAGATCCGCTTGGTAACATTTCCAGTCTGCTTCACAAAGCTACTGATGGCCTGTTTAAAGGAGCAGCAAGTTTTGGTGAATTAGCTAGTGGTGCTATTGGTAAATTATCAAGCATAGCAGTTAACAAGTTCAAGGAAATGCTAAAAAGCACCCAGAAAAAGCTTGAAGTATCTGACGGAAAGGCTGGGCATTACAATCCAGGCTTAATTGAAAAAGCTGCCAAGATGATGGGTATTGATAGTCTTCCGGCAGGGTTCGTTGATCTTTTGCAAGCAACTATCATGAACGAATCAGGCGGCAAATCCGTTATTCAAACTGTTCATGATGTTAACAGTGGGGGTAATGAAGCCGGTGGTATTTTACAATATACACCAGGAACATTTGCTGCTTTTGCGATGCCAGGACATACTAATCGGATGAATCCGCTCGATGAATTGTTAGCTTTCTTCAATAATTCTGATTGGCGCAATAGTATTGGTCATACTTCTATTTGGGGTGTTCCAAAAGTTGATTGGTTGCATAGTGGCCCTCAAGGTAGTCGCCGATTTGCTAATGGCGGTGAAGTCTTTGACGAGCAAACTGCAATCATTGGCGATAATAACCAACACCATGAGTTTGTGATTAATCCTTATGACGTCACGGCTTACCCACTATTGGCTAAGGCCATGGACACAACGATGCGTGCTCAACCCGTATCAACTCAGGATGCTAACAATCACGATGATGATAATGCTGAAACCAATTCATTATTACGGCAAGCTAATGCGTTGTTGCAAATTATCGCTGATAAGAAGCCGGAGTTGCTGGACGATTTAGCTGCAAAGTTGCGTCAAAAAGATGCTCAGACATTCAGAATGCAGAACAGTTAGGAGGTTAATATGCAAGTATTTTCAGAGCGTACGGATAAGCCGCACGCTTATTTATTTGGCGAATATACTAACCCGTTGAGTTTTGACCCGATTGAGCTTTCATTAAGTGAAGATGGTCAAGCGTGGCAATCAATTTTCGATGATGCCAGTTTAAATAACGTGTATCTAACTGATTTTGACTGGTTGTCGCCGGTAATCGCTGATACCTATCGAACTGCAGGTACACGCGATGGTCAACAGCTTGCTAATAGCCGCTTGGATCAGCGCGACCTAGTTTTGCAGTTTATTGGATATTGTCGTGATAGAGTTGATCAAAAATTGGTTCTTCAGGCATTATCTAATTTTTTTATACGTCGTCATAATTATTGGATTACTTTTGATAACGGTGGTGGCCGTATGTACCATGTCCGAGAGAAGTCAATCGCTGCTGAGTATCACGGTGAAAAGATGATGACGATTACTGTCACGTTAAACAACTTCACTGGTGTTGCACAAAGTATTGTGCCGTCAATTAATATTAGTGATATGCCGAATATCGGCTTAGGACTACCAACTGATACAGTGAATTATGTATTCAACACATCTGAATTTGATGTCAATAATATTGGCGAACTACCAGTTGATCCCTTAGTACAAGGCGATTATTTGGATATTACATTGACATGTACTGGCTCACCTACAATCGCTAACACAACAACTGGCGATGAGATTACATGTACGAAATCATTAGCAAGCGGAGATACGTTTAATTTGATTGGCGTAAATCCACAAATTAATGGGCAAGCAGCTGGAATTAATACTGACAACGGTATTATCCGGTTAGCCAGCGGTAACAATCATTTCAAGATTACTGGTTGTCAAGATTTGAATTGTACCGTTAGCTTTTATTTCAAGTATCTAAATTGATGATTCAATATCCAAAGCTAACTATTAGTGATCGGCTCAACCAGCAACGTGAACGTTTGCCACTGGCTGACTTGCAAGAGACATTTAAAGAATCTTGGACAGTCAATGAAACGTGGCAAGTGACATTTGCCATTACTGATAGTGTGGCTTACGAGCAGGCCATTAAACTGTTAGATGTACAGAATATCGTTCAATATGATGGTCAAAAATATGTTATTACACAGTGTACCAAGACAGTTTCTGGAGGAGTATCAACTTATGAAGTAACAGCAAGCCATTTATTCTACCGATTGGCTAATAACGCGCGTCAGAACAATGTCAAAGTGGGAACACTAACCTATGGATTATCCGATGCAGTCAATTTTATGATTTCTAATAATGACCAAGGGATAACAGCAAAATTTGTTGGTGATTTTCCTAGAATCCAAATCGAAAATCTTGGTAATTCATCATTCAATAAATTTTTGCAAGATTATACTAGTAAATTTAATGCCAGTTATGTTATTAATAACCAACAAATTACTTTTTATAGTGCAGCATATCTAAAACAGCAACCTGTTATTGATACATTGTTTTACCAACATGATGTTGAAGATGTTAAGTTGTCGCTTGATACGACTAGCTTGGTTAATGAAGTTCGTTGCTTAGGAAAGCCAATTGATCAAGATAGTGGTGCTAAAAACGCACAAACTAAGTATCAAGTTGATTTCGTTTATCGCGATAATACTAGTGTTTATAAATGGGGGTTACAACGTGGTGATCCACTAAGCGATGATCGTTTCACTGATCAAGGAACTATGACTAAATATGCTCGACAAACAATTCAAGCACAACCAATTGCAACCCTAACGACTACCGCTTGGGATGTTGTTATTAAGCAGTGCGAAACTGTAAATTTAATCATGCCGAACATTGATTGGCAAACTACTGTAGCACTTAACGGTTATGAACGTAATCCGTTTAATCAGTTTTCGCTACCAACGATTAAGTTTGATAATGCCAGTTTGGCCGTTAATGATATTAATATTGCTATGTTTAATCATATTAACAACGTTCATAATAATTCCGGCAAGACAATGGTTCAATTACAGACAGCGTTAAGTGACCTACAAAATGGTGATTTGATTACTGATGACGATACAATCGACAAACTTAACAAATTAGGTGAAATTTCATGAGTATTGCATTAAAAGACGCAGTAAAAATAGTAACCGATGCGGTTGATGCAATTAACAAGCGATTCCCAATCAAATGGGAAGATATTGCTAACAAGCCAAGTATCGATAATACAGATTTTTACACGAAAGAAGAGATTGAAAGTAAAATAGCTGATTACTACAAGAAAGAAGAAGTCGACGCTTTGCTGAAAGCCAACTATCAATTAACGTCACCAGATGGAAGCATTTGGACGCCAAGCATTGACAACAATGGAATATTAACATGGAAGAAGGAAACTAATAATGGCTGAAAATAAAGCGGTTGACTTGTTTAAAAGTTTCGACTTGCCAATTAATCGTCCATGGCGCGATGGATTGATTGGTAATTTTGAACAAATTGAGCAGGTATTAAATGATACCAGCCTTTCGACATATATTGCGTACGATAATAATATCAACCCTTCTGTTATCAGAAACGGTGATTTCTTAACTGGGAGTGTTGATCCTTGGGTGCCTAACACAGCTTCTAGTAATTTAAAGGTGTTCACACTAAACCATGAAAATTGGCTAGAAATTAGCAGTACCGAGAACAGCCCTTCAACAGGTGCATTCACAACTTTGAAAATGACTGACGTCACGCAACATTTATCTGGGCTGCTTCAGAATTTTACTTTTAAAGTTCGTTGTGACGCTGGTGGCGCTTTTGAATTGCACATAATTTATCGCGACACAAATGGTGGTATTTTAGCTGAACAGTCGCTTAAAACAGTTCATGTAACCCCATGGCGTGCAACTCAGGTTCAAGTGGCTAACGTTACTCCGGTAAACGCAACTAATGCAGCTACAATGGACATCGTCGTTCGTTCCACTAATAGTGTTCCAGTTGATTTCGCTATTACTGATTTCAAGTTGACTGAATTACCAGCTGAAATTGATGATGATTTGCTTAATCGTTCGGGCGATTATCAAAACACAATTAAAAATAGTAACTTTTGGAACGGAACAGCTAATCCATGGCAGCCTAATACTGATCACAGCCAATTGAGCATTACAAGTTTAAATGGTAAAAGCTGGTTACAAATTAGCGACGCAACCGGGGATGTTTCAACGGGTGCTTTTGTGACCTTGCCGAGTGTCCAATCTGATAATCACATTATGGCTGTCCCTCAAGACATTAGTCTGCAAATTCGTTGTGATGCCGGTGGAATTTTTGAAATTCATACTTTAGCCAAAGACGCTACTGGTAAGGTAGTAGAAGAACACGCCCACCCATTCAAGGTAGAGCCTTGGCGATTAAGTGAACAAACATTTTTAGTGCCTGAAACAGCCAATGCAACGGCAGTATCTATGGATTTAGTTGTGCGATCTTTGGAATCAAATCCAGTGACCTTTGCAATTACTAACGTTCGTATGGCCGAACACACTATCACCGAACCGACTAAAAATAACCTATTGCAGAATGCCAGCTTGAGTGATGACACGGTATTTCCATTTACGCCAAACACTAACCATTCACAATTAAGTGTTACGGATTATAACGGCCGGCGCTGGTTACAAGTTAGTTCCGACAGTGATGGATCTCCATCAATCGGTATTAATTATGTCATTGACTATGACCAGCAGGTAAAATTGGGCTTAATCCATTTGCGCAACTTTAATCAACAATTTGCTTTTTCAATCAACGATTCGGTAGGTCATGATTATTTAGTTGAAGCACTTGACCAAGACAGCAATGGCAATCAACTAAACCTTAGAACGCTTCGACGAATTTCAATTACACCATTTGTCAACCACCGCATCACGGTGACAGTGCCACAAGTGTCTGATACCAATGTAGCCCGAACGGTTATCGTTGTCCGTTGTGCTCAAAGCACCAATGTTAGTTTCTTGATGACCGACTTTGTATGGAATGACGAAGTACAAATTGCTCCTGATGATGGCAAAGCGTTAATCGTCCCGCCTAAGATTCCAATGGTCGAAGGGCATGAAACCAGAGTGTTCCTAGATAACATCTTCCAGAACGGTGATTACTACAAGGCCGAGAAGATGATTATTCCGGGGACGGCCGATGCCATTTACGCAGGGGGCTATCATGTGACGCCGACAGCGTCTTCGACTAGTGGAACTCAGTATGTACAATATTATCGCGGTCAATATCCAGCCTTAATGGCACCGTTGAACTTTGTTAAGGTTCCGGCTAATGCGGGTAGTGGTAAGAGCGTTAAGGTCATGCTATTAGGTGAATCAACTACTGAGATGGCAGGACTAGTCAATGGGTTTTATGACTTGACGGATGCTGATGTGTTGCATGTAACTGGAATTGGCACTCGGGGAACTGCACCACGGCTACACGAAGGACGCAGTGGCTGGACAACTGAGAACTATATACACGATGCGATTGCTTTAAACATCACTAATAGTTTCTACAATCCAACGTCTAAGTTGTTCGACTTCGCCTATTATATTGGCGCTAACAAGCTTACAAAGCCAGATTATGTCTTCATTGATATGGGAATCAACGACAGCTGGCAAGAAATACCGTTGGCAACAACGCTCGCCAACTATCAATTTATGATTAACAGTATTCACTGGTTAGATCCAAATATTAAGATCATTATTGGATTAACGAATTTGCCGGAAAAGTTCAAAAATATGTGGGACTTTAACTTCGGATTAAAAGACAAAATCCTTAAGTTGATCAATGCGTTAATCACGACATATGGGAACCGTGAAAGCGAAGGCTATTTCTTAAATCCAATCTACCTAAACGTTGACCCGTATTGGGATATGCAATATGAAGAACGCGTGGTTAGCCCAGATGGTAAGCAGATGGAGTTTGTGGGAACTAACGGCGTTCACCCATCGGATGCAGGGTTTAAGCGCTGTGCCGACGTATTATATGCAACTTTGAAATATGCCGTAAGTCTTTAAAACGGGGGAAATTAAAAAATGGAAAAAACGCTTAGTTTTGCTGATACGTCACCACAGACGATTAAAATTGGTGACACAAACACTAGCTTAACATTAGTATGTGGCAATGATAATGTAGCAACTGATTTAACTAGTGCCACTTCTATTACTGTAAAGTTGGGCAATGCTAGTGGCTATCTAAAATCAATTCAAATTGACTCAACCAAATTAACTGACCCTAAGACTGGCCAAGTTACCGTTAAATTTGATAATGATTTAATGACTAGTTTGCCAGCTGATAACTATGCTATCGAAATATGGGTGGTTGATAGTGTTGGGACATCAATCTATCCTAGTGACTGGTCAACATGGTTCACAATAAACAATAACATTCAGAGCACAAATGGATCCACAATTACCACCATTACTTTTGACGACTTTGTGGCAGCAATGAATAAAGCCGCAAGCACGATTGCTAAAGGTGACAAAGGTGATGATGGTCTATCTGCCTACCAAGTCGCAGTAAGTAATGGCTATCATGGTTCACAAACGGACTGGTTGGCTTCTCTCGTTGGCCCTAAAGGCAACAAGGGTGATGATGCCGTTGTCAATGTTGTCACCCAAGCACAATATGACGCCCTGACCGACAAAACCGGCTTATATGTGATTCAGGGGTGATTTAAATGGCAGATATAACACAGGGTACGTGGATTAAAGACGGTAAGGCGGTTGATGCTGCTTATCAAAGTGGTGTTAAAGTATACGGCAGAAATTTGCTAACCGGCACTGGTAATCATATTGTCACAGGTACAGGACTATATACCAATGATTACCTTTCTAACGAAACTACTGATAATCTGCTAACCTTATTTAAAGGATTAGAAGGGCAAACTGTAACTGTATCAGTTGACTATAAATACTCAGGATTCATTGCTGGAAGTGGTAAGAACCGTCTAGGATGGGAGATAGAAATAGATGCAGATACCACAACATGGCCTGGCTCATGGTACTTTCCTAATAATGATTCAGGTTCAGGAAGAATATCCTCAACATTTGTGGTACCAAAAAATATAACAGGTATCGGGGAAGGCGTGGGATACATTCAATTTTGTGGTTCTGGGACTGGGACTGTAAGTCATCTTAAAATAGAAAAAGGTACCACAGCTACCCCTTGGACACCGGCGCCAGAAGACATGTTAAAGTAGGAGGCAGACAATTGAATAAGCACAAGTTAAAGGCACTCATCTTAACGGTGGGCGCCATTTTTATGGCCTTTTTAATGGTCAATGTTAACAGTCAGGCTTCAACTAGCCGTGAACAGGGGGTTGACTGGTCTAAGTATAACGGTAATAGTGGGACATTCGGCTATAGCACCGATAAATTCGTGCTATCACAGGCAGGTGGCTTCTATGGCGGTACTAATATCCCTCAGACCACTTATGCTAGTCAAGTTAAATCGGCTCAGCAGGCTGGTAAACGGGTACACACCTATTTGTGGGACGGTGTCGGTGGCAATATGATCAATGCCAAGGCGATGATGGCCTATTACTTGCCACGAGTTAAGACGCCCAATGGCAGCATTGTGGCGTTAGATTATGAGGATGGTGCTTCAACTAGCGTGACGGCTAACACCAGCGCCATTCTAGCTCAGATGAAGCTGATTAAGGACGCTGGCTTTACCCCGGTGTTGTACTCCGGCAAGGCCTATCTCAACGCCCACGTTTATACTAGCGCCATTGTTAAAGCCTATGGTAGCTGTCTATGGCTAGCTGAATATCCGGACTATTTGGTTAGAACTAGCCCTGATTATAACTTTTTCCCTAGCATGGACGGCGTGGCTATCTTCCAGTTTACAAGCATGTATAAAGCAGGCGGATTAGACGGAAACGTTGACCTAACGGGTATTACCAAGTCAGGATATACGACTGCTAGTAAGAAACAAGCACAGGTCAATGTTAAGCAGGCTCAGGCAGCTAAGAAGGCCACCTTTAAGGTCGTTAAATACAACCAGACAGGCGTGTTTTATCCTAACCGGACACTAGCTGTTCGCTACACGGATTCAGACAAGGTAAGCCAAGTGGCTACCTATTACAAGGGTGAGAGTGTGACTTACAACGCGGTTATTATCGAACATGACTATGTATGGGCACGCTACACCCGTTCAAATGGCCTGTATGGATTCATTAAGCTAGGTGTCACTAATGGGCAAGCCTACGGGAAGCGAGTTACTGGTCAGCTGGTTAGTCATACGTATTACACAGTCAAGTCTGGCGACAGCTGGTGGACAATCGCACAACACAATGGCCTAAGCATGACTACGTTAGCTAGCCAGAACGGCAAGACGATTTACACCACTATCTATCCTGGCCAACGATTGGAAGTGAGATAATGCACACTTTCATGAGTTTGTCGTGGGACGAATGGGGTTCAATCGTGGCAATTATTACTAGCGTCTGCTTTTTAGCTAATTGGATTTTAAACAAGACCGTCAAAGACCCACTTAACCATGTGAGCACTCGGATCGAAAAATTCAATAAGGAAAGCATGATGTTCAGACAACAAAGTGCCGAACAAATTAATGTCCTCGAAAATAGGATTATTAAAGCTGAAGGGCGACTAGATGGTCACGATATTGAATTTAAACACCTATATGAAAAGGAAGCTGAAAGAAATGAAAAAAATTAGTTTTAAGAATGCTGACGGAAGCTTGAATGGTAAGTTGATTGCTGGGATTATTTCCTTGCTAATCGTTTTGATTCAACAAGTCTTTGCCATGTTTGGTGTTAAGTTTACTGGTGACTGGTCAGCCATTGTTGCCGTTGTTAATACCGTATTAACGATCCTTGGTATGCTGGGCGTTATTACTGATGTTCAAACAGTTACGGCCCCAACAGTTGATAGTAAAGAAGAAAGTCAAGTCGAAGCAGCAGCTAATAAAGTCGCTGACGAAGCGCAAACACCAACGTCAACGGTCGCTGCAGTGAATAGTTCTGCATCATCTGACACTGAAACAGCGTCAGAAGCAGCAAAATAGTGCTATAATCAATCCCCTGCGCTTCGGCGTGGGGGATTTTTTTGCGTAAAAAGCCGCCTGCTGTGAGGGCAGACGGCTAATACATAAGAAAAAGTACCTTAGCGAAAGAGAAAACCAGATTATTACTAGGTTCCATAATTATCATAGGAATATATGAGAAATCGTGCAACTTTAATACTCATTATTGTGAAACTACATTACTGGTAATTGGCAGATGGTATTCTAAAGTCAGTGCTTCTCATACGTATGACACGGTTGTTTCAGGTGATTTATGGTGGAAGATTTGCTCAATGGAACGGCCTGAACGTATATACGCTGGCTACTAAAAACGGCAAAACAATCTATTCAACGATTTATTCGGGCAAAAAATTGATTATAAAATAGACAAAACCCCCACACTGGCAATTGCTGGTGTGAGGATTTTTTAAGTAATCAAATTGTGTCGAGTTTATTGCATTATCAACTATAATAAGATATCCTTATTATAGTTTGTGACACTATATGCGGTGCGAAGGTGAAAATCATTAGTTCAATTTAAAAGTTAGAGCGTAGATTTTATGCAGATAAAATCCCCAAAAACATTAAGTTTGAAGATGCTGAAAGATTATTGAAATATCATGGTTGTAAACTTACGAACAAAAGTGGTGGATCGCACTATGCAGTTACACATCCGAGTATTGATCGCACAATAATTATTGCAAGGCACAATACAGCGTTAAAAAGATACAATATCAATGATATTAAAGCTTTTATTGATGATATTACCACAAATTAATGTGGAGGAACGATAATGAAAAACCTAGAATATTATATGAATCTAAAATATCAGATACAAATTAATCCGATAGAAGAAGATGATGGTGAAGAATATTTTCAGCTTGTGATTCCAGATCTTCCAGGATTTAAAATATATGAAGATTCTATCCAGGAATTAATGGAAAACGTTGAAGATGCAAAAGCGGCGTGGTTTATTTCCCGTATAACCGAAAAGAAAGAAATACCGATGCCTAATACAATTAAAAATAATTATTCAGGACGTATTACTTTGAGAATAGCTAAGTCATTGCATCGTGAATTAAGTATAGGTGCTATGCAAGATGGAATTAGTTTAAATAGTTACATTAGTAATCTACTACTGTTAAATAACAATCAGAATGCTATGCAAGATAAATTTGATGCGATAAGAAAAAGTATTGAAAGATTAGAGTCATTAAAGAAAACATATTATGTGACATATAATATATCCAATGCTCAAGAAAACACTAGAATTAAGTCGGTTGATGCACTCTCTAGTTTTTCTTTGAAATCTTTTGAAGGAGTTCAAATTTAATGACAGAACAATATAGTATAGGTGTAATTAGAACAAATATAGATAAGTTAAGTTTTAATATTATGAATGAAAATGAAAAGCAATCACCTGAAAAATCCAAGGGAGAGTTAACTATAGATCGGTTAAAAAAAGAAATTGATGATAACAGCATTGCAGTCAAGGCTGTGATGCCGTTTGATAAAAGCGGTGACGGATTTTCTATCAGAATGGAAGTAATTGGAATATTTGCTATTCCTAAATCGTTGGAAGTTGTATTACTGAACGAAGATGTAAACAATCCTGAATTAAATGAACTGGTGTCAAGGCTATCGAAGGTTTTGATAAATAAATTTAAGTTAGTAACTGCACAGCTTTCATTAGAAGTAAATAATTTTCCAATTATCCCGGAAATGAGTTTTGATTCAGAAGAAATACAAAGAACTAAGTGA